GAGTACCAAAGTAGAAAGATATAATTATTAAGTATAAGTTATGATACTCGCTAGTCATTTTATTAGTAAATGTTAAAGTTATATACCCTATTGTCATTAATAAAGTAACAATACTTTTAACATCTATTAATTTTGATAATTTATCAAGCATTATAATCACTCTCCTTTACTATTCTACCCATTCTTTTAATGCACTAGTACTTATAATAAAAGGTAAATCATTATTAACTTGACTAATATTAGTTTGTCCGTTACAACTCATAGCTTTTTCTAAGTTGTTTAATTGTTCTATTAATGGTTGATATGTTATTTCAGTATTGGTTGGTGTTTCTAATACATAATATAAGTTTGTATTATGTGATGATAACCAATTCTTAAAATCATTTAAGGAATTGACTGTTGTATTATCTATCGCACAATATATTCTTTTTAATGTATCACCCATTTGTCTTAATCCTATTCCTTGTGATTGGTATGGAGAATTAGCTGATATTGCAAAATAATTTGATATTCCTCTAATATCAGTTTCTTGACTATTATTATATTGAATGTAACCGTCTAAAAGTGCACCAAAATAAATACTAGAACCAGTATTCCATACTCCCCAGTTTTCACTTCCATCTAAAACAACTTCCCCTACTTCTCTATGCCAATACCACTTATCTAATGTTTTATCGTGTATAAAGGTATCTTCATAATCAGTATTAGGTATTTTACATAGTTCCATACCCTCTGGTAAATTTATAAGATATGTTGCTCCTGTATATGGTTCGTAGGTTTCTTGTGTATTACCTTTATTTAACATTATTTCGGCTTTTATATTATTAAAGGTTTTATTGTATAAATAAAAACCTAAATATACTTTTGTATCTTCGGTTAGTGTAAATGTTCCGTTATTTTCTCGTAAATTAGTATTGTCATCATATTTTTTTATTGTAGTTGCTACACTTAATGTTGTTAAAGCACTACCTCTATAAAAATAATATGTTCCTGCTTTTAAAATAAATGAAAAATTATTTTTAAATTGTTGGTGTGTTGTTAAAGTTTCACTAGTTGAAGTTCCATTCATATATAAACTACCATTTTGAACGTAAAATCTAACACCATTTAAAGTAAAATCTTGATTTGTAAATGGTATTAAATTCTTCCCACATATACTTACACTATTATCCCCACTTACTACATTTACAGGTATAGGTGAAGATGGTGTTGGTGTGCCATCTTGGGAAGTATTGCCTTTTAAAGTGGTTTTAAGCCTTCCTTTAATAGTTCCATCTAGCGTTATGCTTTCTCCTTCACCAGTTACTTTAGGTAAAGTATCATATATTCCATCTATACTAGTAGAAATGTTCTCTATGTTTTTATTTACATCAGTTATATCTACTCCTAATGCTTCTATACTATCATAAGCATTTTCAATATGTTCCTCTATGGCTTCTATTCTACTTGCTATACTCATACTCCACCTCCGACATCTAATTCTTCTAAGATAGTTTCTATATCACCTACTAAATTATCTACATAAGCTTTATTAACAAGTTGATTGTCTGTTGTTGGCGTTACACTTGACTCGGGCAAAATTGTAAATGTTTTCTTTCCAGTAATAGATTGAGCTTTGTTAGAACTAACCATAGAATATTCAATAAAATTAGCAGAGGTAGCTAAGCCTGATGATTGGTTTCTATCTCTTCTAAAAAGCCTTACAATAATTGAGTCGCTTGCCCAAACTAGTAAAGTACACAAAACACCTGTACTATTTTCGTCTATATCTTGTAATACATAAAAAGAAGCACTTAAATTTTTATATGACTCAACCCAACTTGTATCACTAGAACTAAATTTAAACCTTAAATCTCTTAAAGGATTACCCAAAGAATTATATACAAAATATTGACCTTTTTTTAATCCTAATAAAATAATATCTGAATTAGATAAGGATTGTCCTTCATTTTCTAAACCTAAATCATTTGACTTTTTATTTCCTACTAAAGATACATTGTTTATAGATGGTTTATTAGTTAAATCTGTATAATCACTAGTTCCACCACTACCACCTGTTCCACTAATAGTCATTGTATTGCCACTTTGAGAAATAGAGATATTATCTCCTGCTTCTATATTAATAGTAGATACTCCGTTTATAGTTGCGTTAGTTCCGTTAGTACCATTTTCCCCTTTTGGTCCTCTTTCTCCTTGTATTCCTTGTATACCTTGAGGACCTGTATCTCCTTTATCGCCTTTTGCTCCTGTACTTCCTGTATCTCCTTTGTCCCCTTTATCTCCTTTAGGACCTTGTGGGCCTTGCTCTCCATCAAACTCGCCATTGTCTACTCTTTGTTTTAGGTCTGCAATATATTCTTCTCTATCTTCTTCTGCAGTTACTCTAAGTCTTTCGTTTGTTGTTCTTGCGTTTTCGTTTAAGACTCTTTGATTTTCTGCACTTTCTATATCGTTTAAAATGATATTTGCATTAATAAGCCAATTATCTATAGAGCTTGGTATTTCACCTTGTCCTAAGTCTAAACAATCATTAACTTGTAGTGTAGCTTGTAAAGAGTTCCATACTTCTGTATCATTTACTATTCTTAATTGAAAAGTTATTGATAGCTCTGATACTAAAAAATCCGTAATAACTAAATCAAAACTAGACTCTTCATCATTTCTTGTTAATGGGAAGCTAACATATTCACCACTCAAGTCTTTTAAAGTAGTCATTAAAGTAGCTACTCCGTTAGGCATAGAGTCAAACTTAAATCTTAGTATATCTACTTCGTTATCTGTTCTTACTCCTAAGCCTAAAGTATCTAAAGTACCATTTTCTAATATTCTACTATCTTTGTATACTTTTATTATTTTTATCATAGTATCACCTCTAATCTGTAGTTTTTGTATATTCTATTATGAAACAAACATTTTCAAATTCGCCTTGATACGCATTACTTATCCACATTTCTATTCCTGCAGTTCTAATAGAATAAATTAAAAGTGCTTGAGAAGTATTTACTCCACCTGTAAACGGGTCCACTTTATTACCTGTTCTATGCAAATATCCTTCAAGCCTTTTAACAACATAAGTGCTATCAAGAGGAAAAGTTGTCCAATCACCAAAATTAACATTACTTGAAACATATACTTTTCTATATAAAGGTTTTCCATCAAACCATTCGCCACATATTGTTTCTGCTCCACTATAATTATTTATATGTCTTGTTAATTGTGATTTACTTATTTGCTTTGTTTCATCACTTTGTACTATAGGAATTAAATCGCTATCGTTAATAGTAGAAGCTTCTGTAAGTTCACTTATTTTTACTCCGTCTTCAATCATTTGTTATCAATCCTTTCTTTTAGTTTTTCTATTTCTATTTTCAATTCGTTTATTTGCTCTTGTTGTTCTTGTATAGCTTTACTCAATAAAGGTATAATGTAAGTTTCGTTTGGTTGCTTTAATTTTTCTTCTCCTACTTCTACAATTAAGTTTTCGTCTATTTCTTTTAGTTCATCTGCAATATATCCAATAGGGATAAGTTTATCATTGTTTTTATATTGGAATTCTTTATGCTTTATTTTATTTATGACATTAAGAGCATTTATAGAAGTGTTTTTTATATTTTTCTTTAATCTTTTATCGGAAGCCCAAACGCTTATTCCATATGTTCCATAGCTTGTTGTTATTTCAACGTATGAGCTAGACTCATATATAAATTTTATTATAGATACAAGAGCGTCGGAGCTTGTTTCTACTGCTCTTCTTGTCCCTTGGTCAAAAGTAACTCCATAAGGAGATAAGGAAATAACTTTAGATGTATTGCTACCATCTGCAAGGGCTATTGATGGTGATGAGGTAGCGTTCCATATATCAATTTGCCCGTTATTTAAGCCAACCCATCTTATTCTTCTTGCACTTTGTTGCAATTTACAAGTAGGGGTTTCTGCGTCTTGTAATATCAATTTAGCCGTGCTTCCTGATGTTGTTAAATTAATACTTCCACCATTAACATTTAAGTTATTAGCCGTAGCTCCATTACAAGTCATATTGCCTGCATTGTCTACACTAAAATTATTACTTGCTATGTTTATTGTATCGCTTGTTAAGTTTATCTCTTTTCCTCGTAAACTAATTTTACTAGAGTTTATTGTTGCTTGTTCAGGAGATAAGTTTATAGCACTTATAATCTCATCACCATTTACTTTTTTACCTACTTCCAAGTTTATTTCTCCTATATCTTTTTTTACTTGTATATTAGCCCATTTTTGGTCTATATCGCTTAGTCTACTAGTTCTATATTCTTGAGTGGTGCCTTCGTATTCTTCTGTAAATATTTTTTCTTCTAAGCCTTGATTAATAATTATTTCGTCATTTAACATTAAACAATCGTAAGTGTTTTCACCTATTTGTACTTTGTATTTATCGTAGTAGTCTAAATAAGTAATACCTATAGAGTCTAAATCATTTAAAGAATAAGTTAGTCCATTTAACATTTCAAATAATTCTTCTTGGTAGTCGCTTCTATCGTTACCTTCTAAGAAAGGATTGTCTTTAATTTTAATTTGAGTAACGCCATTTTCTTTTATAGACTCTTCGTCTTTTATTTCTATCACATCTGTATCTTCACTACGTGAGAATAGAATAGAATTAATAGGGCCATATACTTTATTAAAGTTTACGTTTGTATCTTTAAAGTATTCTTCGTTGAAAGGTACTACCACTTTAGCTCCTGCAGTAAATACTCCTGTACCATTATTACCATAAAAAGTATCGCTTACTAAATCATACATACCAACTTCATTATTACTATTTTTTATACAAGGTACAAACTTTCTTAAAGGAGTTCCATTTGCGTCATAAATATTAACATAATAGCATTTGCCTACAAACGCATAAATAGATAATACATTTCCTTTATATCTATATGTAAATAATGCTCCGTTATATTCACTTGTAAAATTATTCGAAATATTAGGGTTGTTATATACATTTTCATTATTTATATTGACTTCTATTGTTGGTGTTATTTTTGTATCAAAAGTAAATACTTCATTATCAATAAGACTATAGTTAGTATCTACCCAATTATTCCCGTATCTTCCTACTTTAAAATGAGAATTTGCTCCATATATTGCGTGAGCTAAATAGCCAGGAAATTCACCAATTATATATCTATCATTTGTTTGGTGTTTTATTCCACTTACTTTGCCTTCAACTCTAAAATCACTTTGCATAGGAAAGCCTATATCTATATATGCACTAGCAGAAACATCTATATATTCAACCTGAGTATATTCTTTTGGTAAGTTATTAGATACTTCTGTAGGTGTTAAAACTTCTATGTTCTTATTATTAACAACTATAGAACTTCCACTTATTTGACTTATAAAGTCTAGTATATCTCTGTTTGTATAGCCTAACTCTTCCAAAGAATTAGTATCGTAGTATTGTCTTTCACTATTAGCAAACATCTCTACTCCATTGTTTAAATGACAATATGAGCATATATAATCAAATAAATCATATATTGTATATTCGCCTGGTACTAAGCTTAAATCAGGAGCTTTAAATGGTGTCATAGTTAGTAGCATAAAGTCATAAGCTTTATAAGAATAAGTCTTAGTATCTTCTTTATATTCTTTTTGATTTACTATAAAGTCGCCATAGTCTATATACTCGTATTCGTTATTAACTTTAAGTCCAAACTTTAAATTTACTATACTACCTACTTGCATATCTTGTCTTACTTCAAAGTCAAACTCTTTCATCATTGTAGATAGTATATCTCCGTGAGTTATAAGCTTTTCGTTGTAAATATCTTCTGCTCTTATTTCTACTACGCTATCACTTGTAATTTGTTCTGTTAATATCTTTTGCCCGTCTTCTGTTAAAATGTACTGATTATCTTCTGTTATAAATTTATAATGATTGTAATAAGTTATTATAGAGTCTATTTCTCTACCTAACTCTTTTATTTGTTCTTTATATTTATTGCTTACTTGCTTCATTATGTCCTCCTACTTCTAGCTATAAAACTAATTTGAAAAGACTCATTTGCCGTAGCTACGTTTGAAAAGATGTTTTTATTAGTAGTAGCCCAATCGCCTGTATACGTTGACATTGTATAGTTAGCTCTTTTTCTAGGGTCATAATACGTTACGCTTTGTGTAGCATTATCTAAAGTAGGTGTTAAATATTCTAGCTCTGCTTGTGTTAGTTCTCTAAATGTTACTTTTAATTTAGGGAATATTCCTATAAGTGTACCTGTTTGAGTACCTGCTAAGTTTCTTCCACTATCATTACTCCAAAGTTTATTGTATCCGTATTCAACTTCCGAAACATATTGTCCCATATTAATTCCGTCTATAATTAGTGAGTTTTTATTTATATACATATCATCACCTATTCCTTAAAAAGTTATCGTTATTAGTTAGGTTCTTCATTTTTCTAGCTATAGTAGTTCCGTCTAACTCTGTTACGTTAGTTAAATTAATTGTTATGTAACGTCCTATAGTAGAGCCTAGCTCTTCAAGAAGTCTACTATCACTTAACGGCAAAACGGCTTCTCTTCCTGCTTCTCCTGCTATAGCGTTTCCAATAGGTACACCACGACCAGGATTATTTAATATTGTTCCTTTAGCTAGTCCTATTCTCTTTAATTGTGGTAAAGCTAAATTAAAGGTATGTCCTGCAAACTCAAATTTTATACCTTTAATTCTTGTTAGCCATTCATTAATTCTGTCTATTGATAAATTAAATCCTCTAGTTAAAAATTCTACTAAACCACTAGCAAAACCTTTACCTGCTTTTTCTCCATTAGATTTACTTAGTGCGTTAGTTACTTCTGCACTTACAGAAGTAGCTTTTTTACCTACTTGACTCAATCCATTATCAGTAGACTTTAATATACTATCAGCATAGTCTTTAGCTTTGCTTATTACATTACTTAAAGTTTGTGATACAGAAGTGCCTGCTCCACCAACTTTATTTATTCCGTTACTAGCTTGTGTACTTACATTTGTTGCTTCACTACCAACACCTTTTAAAGTGTTTTTAGTTCCTTCAAGCGTTGGGTTTAAAATGTTTTTAATATCTTCACTAGTTCTTATAGTTCCATTTCTTATGCCTTCTCCTACTTGTAGAAGTCTGCTACCTAAAGACGTTGTTGATTTCTCTACTAGTCCTGCTTGTTCCATTAGCTTACTTGCTAGCGATTGTGTTGATTTTCCTGTTTCGTCTATGCTTTTTTTACTAAAACCAAATATATTTTTTAATTTTCCTATTGTACTATCATACAAAGTATTAATTCCTGTATTTATATCTTTGTTATTTGTTTTGAATATACTAAATACTCTACCGATATTTCTACTTGCGTCTTTTGTGAATAATTTAACTCCCTCATTTACTTTACTTATATTTTTTAAAAGATAATTGCCTACTAATTTACCTGCTTCAAAAGGCATTTCAAAGACAAAACCTTTTATTCCGTGTCCTAATCCTTTTGCAGTTTCTAGTAAATTTCTTGATATTCCTTTAGTGCCTTCTATTAATTCGTCCTCATTTTGAGTAAAGAAGCCGTGTACCATTTTTATTACACTTTTAAAAGTACCACCTGCTCCTAAAAAAGCCTTAGATATACCTGCATTAGTTTCTACTGCACTACGTACCAATCCTCCAAAAGGACCATAAGCTCTATCATATTGTTCGGGATTATTTATTGAGTCTAAAGCGTCTTCTGTATTAGTTTTTAATTCTTCAACTTTTTCTTTTAAAAACTCTATTCCTTTAGCTATTGGTTTTTCGTTATTTTTAGGTGGGGCACCTGCTCCTCTACCACTAAGTCCTGTTCCTGCAGAAGCTTGAGTATTGTTTCCTAATATGTTCATTTCGTCAAAACCTGCTAAATATTTCTGTATTTCTTTAGCACTTTTACTAGCAGACTTCATAGAACTTGCAAACTCTTGTGGTCCTTTAAATAAGTCTTTTCCAAATAATGTTCTCCATATTTGATTTACATAACCCATAATTTCTATAACTATATCTAGTATAAACCTGACTATCGGCTCGACTACTTTAGCTAACGCCCATTGTATATATTCTATTTGATTTCTCAAGTTTTCGTCTTGTTGTGATAGTGTACTCATAGCTCTACTTATCATACTATAAGCTCCACGTATACCAATTAAAGCTAGTCCCCATTTAGTTACATTAGATATAATACTTTTTAGTCCGTTGTTTATGTTTTCTGTATTTTGTTGTTTTTGCAATTCTTGATTAGTTTCCGCTATTTTGTTTTTAACTAACTCTTCGGCAGTAGCATTAGCTTTTATTTTATCGTTTATATCTTTTAAATTTTCCTGAGCTTTTTCATATCCTGCGTTCCAAAAATCTATAATGCTTTTATTATCTTCCATTATTTGATTTATTTCTTCTTGAGAAGTTGCCATACTTAAAGACTCATTTAATAAAGACTCATATGCTTTTCTTCCTTCTTCTATATTAGATATATCTGTTTCTGCTTCTACTTTAGCTTTTAATAATATTTTATTTTGCTTTTCTATATTAGTTAAATCTTTTTTTAGGTTTTTTAAATCGTTTTCTAAATCTTTTGTTGATAATTTAGTACCTATTGTAATATATCCGTCCATAAGCTACTCCTTTCTATATAATTCTTTATAAAATTCCATAGCACTCTTTTTTTGCTCTGTTGTTTGGTGTACTTTCTTCTTTGTTTTCTTTAATGCAACTCTTTGCTTTGCTTTTCTTATTTTTTCTCTTTCTACAGGGTCTTTAATATCTGATAATTTAAAGTTTCTCAAGTTTCGTATTCTATTTAATACGCAACAATTACCCATTTCGCTATTAGAAAGACCATTTATAAGCTCGTAGAACTCCCAAAAGTGCATATCTGTACTATTTAAGTCGATATGATAATCGCTCATAAATGAAGCTTTTATATATGGCATATCTTGTTTAAAATCCATATCTTTCTCTTCGTTAGAGTCGTTAGTTTCTGTTATTCCACAAGATAAGTACAATTTTGCTTTTTCTATTAATTCTTCTCTATTTTCTTTATCGTCTAGTGCTTCTTCTCCAAACAACACATATACAATAGCTAACGCTCTTTCTATATCGTCAATGCTATCGTTTTCTGCTATTTCATTACATTTTAAAGCTATTTTATAAGATGTATTTATTTTATATTTTTTATCTTTTACTCTTACGTATTCAGGGTACATTAAATCACATCTTCTTCTGTAGCTATTTTGTATGACTCTTTAACTTTCTTGGCAATACTATCCATAGCTTTACTAAAATAAGGTGCTATTTGTTTGTTAATTATTTCGCTTATTTCGTTTAATGAAGTCCAACCCATTTTTCTACCATTAAGTAATTTGTCAACTCCACCTTCTCCTAGAAACATATCTAATACTTCTTTTTCTCTTTTAAAAAACTCATTTATAGCTTCCAGTTCTGCTTGTTCATTAGAACTTAATAGTTTTTTTCCTTTATGGTCTTCTTTCTTACTTATGATTAATAATTGATTATTAATCCATATTCTATTTTTTTTATCTTTTTCTAATAATTCATTATATCTTAGCAATAGAGAAGCGTCTTCTAAGTCAAACTCTAAAAAGTTTCCTGTATCGTTTCCTTCGCTATCTTTAATTCCTAATCTTAAAACATTATCTTTTTTTAAATTTATAAAATTTTCTGTCATTTTATAATCTCTCTTTCTATCATAAAAAATAAGGTAGGTGATTTATTTCACCCACCTTAAAAGGTTTTTATAAACTTGCCGTTGGTGTAAAAGTTGGAACGCCGTTTGTTATGGAAGATGTTCCACTTACAGGGTCGCCATCAAAATAAATTGTATATTCAATAGTATCACCACTATAAGTATTGATTGCTATAGTACAATCTGACATTTTACTAGGATAATTTCCACTAGTTCCTTCCCAAGTATCAATTTCTAATATATGAGATTTATAACCCAACACATCTCTAGCTTTCTCAACGAAAATAAATTCAGGGTCGCCTTTATGACAATTTTGAGTAACACTCATTTGCTTGTCATTAGAAGAGTGTTTAGTTCTTGCATTTTTGTCTATAATCCATTTAGTTCTATCAACTTGAGGGTTGTATTCGATATTTGCGTTTCCGTCTTCAACACCGACACCTACTACTGCCCAAGTTGGATTGTTTGTAGATGGAGTTGTATCTAAAAATCTAACAAACTCTTTTGTTATAATCTCTTCAATTCCTGATGGAGTATAATCTATGTCCATACATTTTCCTCCTTGTCCTTATTTAATTCTCTTTCTAATTTAATTATTTCGTCATATTTTAAAGGTTTAATATAGCCTAACTCATTTAATTTATAAACTTGCTTTATATTGTCTATTTTTACTTCTTCGTCTTTTAAATAGGTAGTACCATTTAAAATAAAGTTTTTATTAGCTATTACTTTCATTATTCCTCCAAATATGTAATTTGTATTTGTATATCGAACTCTGCCGTATTTGTTTCTGCGTAGTTCATTGTTGCACAATTCAAGCACTCGATACTTTTTATGTTATCTATTTCAGGCAAAATGCCATTCTTATTATTAGAGTCTATTAAAGCTTCAAAGTCTTCAAAGAAGCCCATATTTTTTAAGTTAGTAATTGTATCTTGAGAATAAGACAATCTACTTCTAAAAGAGTATACATCTCTTTGTATTTTAGTGCCTATTATCCATTTACTGATAGTTTTTTGCATTGGTATTTTATCAAGTGAAAAGTTGTTTGTATCACTTGCTAAATTATTGGCATTAAGCTCATACTTGGTATTTTGAGTAAGAGAGTTTAAAACACCTATTAAATATGTTCTTAATTTAGTTATTCTTTTATCTTGATATGTCATTTAGCACCTCTATCTATAAATGCTTGTACTTCTGCTATTACTTGTTTTATTTCTGCCGATACCATACGTTTGTCCCAATGGTCGCCTGTTCCTGCTTTTTTATAATTTATGTTAGCTCCTGTATAGTGTTTGGGTTTTCCTTTAGGAGAAAACCACCCAATAGGCTCGCTTACTCCTTTTCTTGTAAGAGGTATATTTGGTCCCATCACTTTGCCTTCATACATATAATGAGCATAAGGACTGGCGTAAGTGATTGTATGAGAAGTTGTTATAACATTACTTCTTAAATCGCCTGTGTCTATTGGAACGTATTTGTCCATATGATTTCTACAAGTATCTGTAAAGAACTTTTGAGCTTGACCATTATCATCAAGTCCTAGTTCTACTTCAATAACATTAACAGGTTTTAAATACATTATTTTCCTTCCAAGTGTACGTGTGGAGTGCTACCAAAAGTGTTATTCGTTATGCTAGTAAGTAAATATACGTTATGGTTAGTTAAGTCTTCTTGACTTTCTATGTCTATATTCAATTTGCCTTCTACAAGTAAATCTCCTATAGCAATATTGTTTATATCTATTTTATTTAGTTGATAGGGAATACGTATTTTTATATTATTAACATATTGTAAACCTTTATTAGTAGAACTTCCTTGTCCACCGAAAATCCATACTCTGTCATAGTTATATCTTGTCCATACTTCTAAGTGTTCATCATTAATCGTCTTATGATATAATGTCAAACTATTATTAGTTACCATTACTTAACTCCTAAATATAAAAGTGGCGTATTATTAACTATTACATTTAACAAATAGGAAAACATTAAATCTTCAATCTCGTTTGATTTCGTAACAATCGCCTGTGATACTTCACTAGGGGAAAGATATGTAACGGAGTACCCATCTATACTTTCACTAGCTACACTAGTTTTTTTATTTTCTATTACAGAACTTTCTATTGTGTTCATAATAGCGTACATACACATCTTTACTTCTTGTGGTATCTCTTCTATATTCTTTAATCTATTTTGCGTTCTTGCGTCTATTCTTTTTCTAGCTTCAAACTCTAATATATTAAAAGGCATTATGTCTAAAGTGCCACCTAAAGACTTATAATCCTCGTAAGTTAGGTATTGTCCACTAAATTCCATAAATGCCCTCCTTTAACTATAAACTAGTTGTTCCTTCTGGTTTTAAACTTGCAAATGGGAAACGTGTTTCTGTTTCGTCTAAAGCATTAACAGGGTTTGGTATTTCCCAACCTAACCTCATCACTACTCTTAAGGCCACCATATCGTCTTGAGCAAGGTTGTATAAAATACTTCCGTCGCTAGGGTCTTGAATAACTGCTTCTGTTAAAACTTTGTAAGTTATATCTTGTCTAATTTGATATACTGCTTGGCTAAAATCACCTGCAATTAATGTAGATAAATTTTTGTCCCAAACACCATTGTCCATAAATTCACGTCTTACAGAACCAATTTCAGTAGTATTTAATGGTTGTCCAGTAGTATCTGTCATCATACGGAATTTACCTTTTAGACCAACGCCACCAATAAGTCCATTTACTTCATAACCACTTTCTTCTACTTCTGTCATAACATTGTTTATATCGCTATATAGTTTTCCTGTTTCAGTTACTTCTTTACCTACTGCTACTACAGATGGTACTAAACCTGCTCTCCATTCAGTTGGTTTATCAACACCGAAGAACATAGCGTTGTCGATTTTCTTAGCGAAAGCTTCTTCAACTCTTGGTCTTACTTCTGCCCAAATATCTATTGAGCTATCATTTAATACGTTTTCTTTTATTGGAACAATTACTGCTAATTCTGCAATATTAATAAATTTTTTGTCCCAAGCAATTTTTGATATGTTTTTTCTACCATTATTTTCAGTTTCGTCTACAAAGTAAGCTACTGGTAATGAGTCTAAAATTCTTAATTTAGTTTTATCACTTGTAGCATTTGGTAAACGTCTAAATAATTGTAATGCTTTGGAACGTCTTATTGTACCCTCAAATATTTCGTTAGCAACTTGAGTTTCAATTAGAGCGTCTGCGTCATTTCTAGTTATCATATTTACTAAATCCTTCTAGCCTCTATGATTAGTAAGTATTAACTCCCTTATTTTGCACTACTACGTAAAATATTGTTCATAATATCATTAGTAGTTGGTGCTTGAGGTGTTCCACCATTTAAACTTGGTGAGCTTTGTACTTTCTTAACTATTGTATCTCCAAAATATTGTGGATTTTCTTTCTTATAGTTGTCTAGTACATCATTGAAGCTATGCTCGTCGTCGACTTGACTCATAACCTCATTTGTAACAAATTTACTAAATTCTTTTTTTACGTTACTATTGCTCATTTGTAATTGAGCTTTTAAGTCTTTATTTTCATTTGTTACGTTAGAGTAGTTTTCTAAAGACTTGTCTTTTTCTTCTATAGCACTATTTAACTGCTTAATGTTTTCTTCATACTTAGATACCATATCTTT